ATAACGCACTTGCCTTTTGGCTTTTTGTAAATAATACAGAAGCCTCAACCGCATCTTTAACAGTCATTGCTAAGCCACCAGTAGCATCATTAAGCAAGCCCATAGCCCCTCCATTATCTAATACAGAATTAGAAGAATTTTGCATAGACTTTGTTAGCCCTTCCTGTGTATCTGATAAGTTTTCTAAAGAAGCGTCTAATTTATTTACGTCTTTTTGAACCTTGTCTAATCCAGTTTCTTTAACAACTACATTTATTATTTTTTCAATTGGCATCTCCTATATATTTTTCTAAAATAATTATCAATTTCATTTTGTCCCTTTGCAATCTCGGTAAATTTACCAGCTCCATAAAATGGATTTGATTGTAGTAGTTTTATAATTTCAGCTATCATACTCCTGTCTGTGTTACGAAAATATCTATTATTTGTAATGTGTCTAAATTAGTGATAGTTGTATTTGTGGTTCGTGTTGATCCTGTATTTTCAGTAAACGTGTAAAACACGTTATTACCCTCATAAGTTATACTCAACCAAGTTACCCCATAATCATTAAAACTAGGATTACCCATATTTGTTACTGATACTGTTTGAACTTGTGCGCGATAGTCTGCGTATATTTCAGATAGCGAAGACGTGAAACCATTTATTACCGTATCAAATGAATTAATTAAATTTAATGAAATTTCACGCGTTAATAAATTAAGGTTATAATTGTCAATACGATAGTAATTATTTTTAATTTCTAAAATGTCGTTTAACTTCAACTTTAATAATATTCTTAAAGGCAAAATAGCTTTATAAGCGAACGAACGTCTTTTTATATTAAAAATAGATTCAATATATTGCTTGTAATAATTTGAATATAAAGTATTTTCGCTTGCTTCATTGTTCCATTCGTTATTCTCAATCCCAAAAACAAGGTTATAACTAGGTAATTCAAAGTCAATTGAGTGTGAAGGCGTATTTATATTTCCACTTAATTCCTCTTTTACTGAAACATCGTTAATATATCCTATTGTTTTTGATCCAATTGGATAGTTTATGTTATAAAATATATGTACTTCTGGACTTACTGGCTCAATTTTATCATTAAAAATACCCCCATACATTATATTTGTCGGTGCGTTTCCGTTTAAATCTATTAATCTTTCATAAATCACTTGCTCGAAAGGCACTTCTACTGTTAAGCTTTCGCCCTCCAATGGTGTTCCGCTAGGCGTGCCATCATCTGTCAATAGGGTTTCTTCGTCTCCATAACTTAAACCTGTGTTAATCTTAAATTGACTATTCAATAATGTTTTAGGCTCTTTAAAATTAAACTTAATTTCATTTAATAAGTTACCACGTGAAACGTCTAAAGAATCAGTTTTAACATAACGAGATATGTTATATACCCCACCTGACGCGTAATAATTATTAATGGTGTCGATGTATATATTATCATATTCGTCTGCAATAACAATCAATTTAAACATTTTAAACAATCCATTTAAAAAGTCAATCAACTTTAATTTAGGAAAATTTAACGATAAATTAAATTGACCTGATATTGTTTGCTCTGGAAATGAAGCAACCCCGTTATAAGATTCATAATAAAACTCAATCGTTAATTTAGAAGTGAATTTAAATTCTTCATTTGCCGTAACATACCAACTATAATTAATTCCAGAACCTCTTTCAACTGGAAAAAATAAGCTTCGTGTTCCAGTTACATTTGAAAAATAACCAGAAGGCGTACCTGAATCATATTTTTGAACTTTATAAGGCACGTTTTCATATCCTGAACTCGGTGTAATTTCGATTAAAGAATAAATTCTTTTCCCTCCCGGTGTAAATGTATCCTCGATTAAATCAATTGTTCCCGCGTTACTTCCAATAGTTCCAATGTTAGTGAAGTTAATTCTAACCTGATTGCTGTTAATTAAATTATCTGAATTATTTACCCATAGGTATAAGTTTTGAAACTCTGTTGTTCCAAAAAAATCACGTGTAAAAGTTATATTAAAGTCATTTTCTATTGCTTCAATAACTTTCAATAATTGGATTGAAGGTCTTAATAAATCCCAATTTACCCCCGTATTTGCACCGCCTGTAAAAGCAATATTTGCCAATGTATCGGTGTTTATATTTTCACTTCCGGAACGATAATATAATTGTTTTTTAGAAAATAAATTATAAACGATTGCGCCTCCAAATAATGAAGATGTTAATCCAGTTTTTACGTTTGCGGAATTATATATGTGATTATAAGCAGTTAAATTAAGGTCTTTTAATTCGTAGTTTTTTAATTTATCTTTTAACGATACAAGATTGCCAAAGAAGTTAATTGTGTACGCATACGGCTTGCCTTGCTTAATAGAAACTTTATCCAATTTCCATTTACCAAACTTAAAAGGTAAACCGTCTAATTCAATTCGTCCGTTATGTTTTATCCTAGCATCAAAGGCATTATCTATATTGGCATCATAATAATGTTTGAAAATTCTATTATTATTATGGGTTGCTGGTACTGTAAAACTTTTAGAATAATCAGTAGTATTTTTTGTAATATCATTTATGTTTGCAACGCTTGAACTCAATTCAATACTTTCGTCCTTGAATAAATCCAATCTATCATTTCCGATATAAATTTTTGCAACCATTTAGATATTATTTATTTCATTAAATGCATATTCAAATTCCACTTCATAATTAATTAATCTGTCTTTCATTCGAGTTTTATATTCCAATGTTTTAGATCCTAATTTCAAAGGAATATAATTTGTACCGTCAAATTGCCAAACGCGCTCACTTAAAAACAATTGTTTAAATGTTTCATTCATTGCTTCATCAACAAACCCACTATTCATTTTAAACTTGGAATTTCCTTGAACGTTATAAGTTACAATTTGATGATTACCGTCAATTGGCTGTCCTCTATCGCTTTCAAATGATTCACTAGTAACCGCTATAGATTCTGTTTTTGCCTTGAAAAAAGTTAGCGTTTGCATTGCGCCCTCTTTATTTTGGAAAACAATATCAATAGGGGTGTACCTACATTCGTCTGTAATTAATAAAGTTGTAGTAACTCCATTATAAATTATTTCTATGTATTCCTCGTTTGGCGCATCTGACAAATTAACACAAACATTTTGTACCATTTCTGAACTTAACCTTGTTATTGGTTCGGTAAATGAAATGTCTATTTCTAAATTAGGATAGGACTTAATAGTTATCATAAGTAAGTAATTATGTTTGAATAAATATTATTTCCTGTACTTTCATTATAGGCAAAAATTCTAGTTTCAAAACCACCTAAAGAAACTACTCTAGTTTGTGGAGAATCTATTCCGACAAACAACAAAGGGACTGACCAAGTATCGCCGCCATACGGCCTTACCTCACTATACAATTGAGTAAATGCAAATGTAGAAGTAAACGAATAAGAAAAAGTACTTTCGCTTATTACAACAACATCGGTTAATACTATTTCATTTGTATCTACTTGCTCGTCAATTAAAATTGGTAAAATGAAAATTCCGTTTCGACTAACTTTAAATTCATTTCCAGAAAGTAATATTTTATTTGTTGGAACTTGTGAGTTTTCCCCATCTAATCCGTAACCATATCCCTGTACTAACAATTCGGTTATAGGCAATTGAATTAAATCTAAATCTAATTCGTTTGAAGTTGTGTATATCAATTGAGTTTTAACCCATCTTTGATTATTGCCATCATACATTCCTGTACCTATAATCGGTTGTGGCGTAAAGTCAATATAGTCATTTATTAAACGAGATATGTTTATCTTGTCTATTCCTGATGATGTGGACGGGTTTTGTTTTGTAACAGAATAACTCGGTGTAACCGGAACTTCATTCTTTAAACCGTCCCAAACGAATATTTGCAAAGTGTAAGCCGTGCAAATTTCCAAAGTTAAAGGACTTCTAAATGAAACATTTATATAATATGGGGATAATGATTTAATCATTTTTTAAATTTATTTATAGACCATCCTAAAATATCTCTAGTATCTTCGTCTATTGTTATCATTATAAAATAGCCAAAAAATCTCAATACTTTATCTAAAACTCCGAGTGGTTTGTTTTTTAATACGTCATCAATTGTTTTCATAATTTCAATGCTATTTTAATTTGTTTCTCAACTTCCAATCCATAAGCTGCATAAATATCATCTGGCAATCTTTTAAATGCTGCCTCAAACGGCTTAGTAAAAAAGTTAGTTGTTTCAATTCCTTTGTTCCATATCGAACGCATTATTAAAAAAGCGGTTGACTTATAGGATAAAAATTGTCCTGACCTCCTATCTTTAAATTGAATCCTTTTGCGTGATACCCAACCATTGATACCATTTGTCAAACCGCCTTTTTTACCTGTTCCTGTTCCAAATTTAAACGGACTGTTCGGTGCCTTACTTGAACTTGAAACGCCTTTAACTCCTTTATCTACAAACTCCCAATAATCGTTAGCGTCTTTGAAGTCAAAACTTAATATTGCCCCGTCTTTTGTTTCAGTTGTTTTGTAATTAATCCCGTTGTAAAGTTTAGACGTATCCTTCTTTTTCTTTTTTGAAAGATTCGATTTGGCTTGTTGTTGTACATATGCCCCGAACTTATTTAATTCATCAACTACTGACATAATGATAATTCAGTATTAGGTACTTCGATAACAAATGTCAATCTTGCCCCATCAACTAATTTTGCACCCTCAAACGACCCTAATTCAAACGTTGGGTTTTCACTTGATGTTATATTATTTTCTTCAAAGTCTGTGTACATTTTCAACCACATACGATTTAGTACTCCTACACATAAATTATGATTATCCACTTCGTTATCTTGCCCCCAAAAGTCATCTACATTAATTTCTTTGTTAACGTCTCTTTGATTAAAACAAGCTAACTCGATATTAAATTGAACTGTTTGACCGTTAGTAAACGCACCGGATATAATGTTAATATTAACCAAGGGGTACATCACTTCTTTTTTCAAATCAATATCCACGGTCTTCATAACTGAATTAACCAAACTATCAGCTTCTGCCAATTCTTTAAGATAAATGTAAAGTGTTGTTAATTGGTTCATAATTTTCTATTATTGTATTGGAAACCTATTGGGGGCGTTTTAATTTTATCTATTTTATTTTCAATAGATTTTATTTTCGCTTCGTATTTTGCTTTTATTTCCTCAAGCTCTTTTTTTGTTTGATTCATAATTCAATACTATTATTTGATTTAGTCATTATCTTATGCTTTAATTTTTGCTTGTCAATTTTATGGCAAAGGAACAAATGAACTTCGTGAACATTCATTTTTAAGATACTGTCAATTTTCCAAATCTTACCCTTAGCCAATTCCTCAATCGTAGCATACCACCCCCACTTTTCAAAGTAGTCGCTGGCACTTTTTCCTTCGTTTGTTCCTCCCGCATATATTTCGCTGTATAACTCACTAATTCGTTGGCTAAACTCGAAAAAAAAACCAATGCACCATTTACAATCGATAATGGTGTATGTTTCATTATGTCAGAATATTGTTTTGTACCCTGATAATTTATGATTTCGTAATTACCTAAGCTATCCTTATTTTTAATTGGTCTAAATAAAACCGCCATTAACTTGTGAAGCTCTTTTACATCTGTTCCATAGTCTGAAATATCTATAAACTCGCCCTGTGTCATTTTATCTAGGTTCGGTATAAAACCAAACTCAACATCTTTAATAAAAAAAGTAGGTTTAAATTCTACTGTTTGATTTAATGCCTTGTCAATTTGTTCAGTGATTTCTTTGTAATCAATTGCACTTATCAATTCAATTCTATTTCGTTCTAATCCTGTGAATATTTGAATCTTTCTTTTATTGAAATTATATTCATCTAAATCGGTTCGTTCCAATAGTTCGCTATACAATTGAAATTGATGTAATGTTATATCTTGTATGGATTCTGGTAATATAATTTTCATACTATTAAACTATTAATTTTGATTATTGTTATTATCGAATGTCGTGACTTACATTGTTCATTAGATTTCTTTCGATGCCATAGCAAGTTAAATCTATATGCTCGTCGTGTTTAGCATTGGGGAACGTTCCGACCTGATTTAAAAACGACTCATTCCAATTTCCTTTTATTAATTTAACACGTCCACCCTCAATAAATGGAGAGCAAGCACGTGCATTTTCAATCTTTGAATTATTTACAAAGTCCGTTTTAATTTCTGCAACATTTAATTTGCTTTGTTCGTGTATCATTTGTTTAATTGATTTACCAGAAGCTTTTGGCTCAACTAATGTTAAAGCAACTTTTACCCCGGAGGCAATTATATGATTTGGAATAAATTTAAGTAGTTCCGGTAATTCCATATATTTATCAATTGACGAATGTATAACGTAGTTGCTACCCCATCTTGCTCCAATCTGAAAACCTGTTGGATCGTTTGATGTATTTTTTGTATACGCTCCATCAATAATCAATTCCCATTTTAAATTAGGCGGTAATACTGACTTATCAATTATCTCAAACCAGTCTTTTCTCCATTCACCACCTTCTTCTGGGGATGGAGTTTGCATATATTGACCCGAAAAATTATATCTGTTTGCCTGCCTAATTTGTTCTAATTCATCAAATGAATGCTTATCTTCCCAAAGCGGTTTATTGTTCTTGTCTAATGCCGGCAAACATAAATGAGTCCACTCTTCACCACTTCCCCCATCTAAAAGAAAACCGCTTAAATCTTCTTCGTGTAATCTTTGCATAATTATTATAATAGGGGTGTCCCTATCGTTTACACGGCTTCTAATTGTATTATTATAACGTTCATTTACCGAGTTTCTACGCGCCTCACTGCTTGCGTCGTCTGGCTTCAAAGGGTCATCAATCAATATAGCCCCCGCAAATATTTTACTTTCAGCTACACCCGCACCAAATCCAGTAATTGCCCCTCCTGATGCAGTGGCATAAACACCACCTCCATCTTTATTAAACCACTTCTTTTTTCCTTGAGCATCTTTTTTTAATTCCATCCCCCACAACGCTTGAAAAGCTTCTGACTCGATATATTCTTTTGTTTGGGAACTATTATCTAATGCTAAATCATCTGAATAAGACAAATGAATAAACTTTGATGATGAATTTTTAATCAATGACCACGCAATAAAAAGTTTAATTGCCAATTCAGTTTTTCCATAACGAGGCGGCATATTAATAATACCGCGCTTTACTTCGCCATTAAAAACTTTCATTAAAAATTCAGCTATTAAAACGAAATGAGGCGCAATTATAAAGTTGCGCCTGTGATTTTCTTTGTAAATATATCTAGCAAAAAACAAAAAATCATTCTCGCATTTTACTTTTATAACTTTTTGTTCATTAGTAAGTGCGTTCGATATTGTCATTTATTTTCTTGATTTCTTCTGGAAGTAATGGACTAACGAGTATATTTGTTTGTTGTTGCTTATTGTCTTTTTCATAAGCTCCCAAGTGTTTCATAAACTTTTCAATAACATCGAGTTTGTTTAACGTTTTAACCTCTTTTGTGTATCCAATTAATTCACGCGTCGTCCCGGAACCTTGAAATTCCTCAAATACTTTTAAAGACGAAATCATTTGCCTATGCGCTTTCGGTATATCGTGAATTGATTTTAAATTATCATTTTCATCATAAAGCTCTGATATGTCGAACTTTATCATTTCTGACAAAACAGAAAGCACATCGTCAATTTTAGTTTTATTACGCTCTCTAATTTCATTTTGTAACTCTTCAATTCTTAGGGATACATTAGGGTTTTTAAAAGCTTCTTGAGCCGCTACAGCAACCGAATTTTCATTCATAGCGTCAGCATCGTATGCAACTCTATAAGCCCTGCTTTTGTTGTCTAATTCAATATACGCTTGACAAAAGGATTCTTGTTTTTCAGTTAGTGCCATTGTTTTTTCTGTTAGTCATCAATTCATTTATAAACAAAATAATTTCTTCCAAACATTTAACATCAAATATAGTTTCGTTGCTTGGTTTAAAAATATATCTTCTCCATCCAGAATACCAAGATATAAAACCCAAAACATAACCGTGTTTAGATTTAATAGAAAAAACTTTTGTTTTACCTGTGTCTTTTATTTCTAAAAATTCAAGATACGCCATAACTATCATAAACTTTATCTAATTTATCAATCATACTTATTAAAGGTTTCGGACTACAACTTGAACACGGATACCACAACTGCCTGTTAAAAACACTTGCATATAACTCACAAACATAATTAACTTGCTCTCGACTTATTGTAAGCGTTCGTATTGCTTTAAATTCTTTCCAACTATTATATTCATCTTCTGTTAAACATCGTGCTTTAAATCTATACGGGAACAACTCGTTAAGCTTTTCTTTACGCTTTTCGCAACCACAATCAATTCCTTCTACAAATATTTGTAAACCTGTAGCTTTGATTACTTTCTCGATTGTATCGCCTAAACCTCTACTTTTTTTTCTTGCCATAATTATGTTTAATCAGTAATAATATTATGAATAGCATCTTTTATTTCATTTAAAATATCTTCATCTAAATTTCCGAAAATATCATCAAATCCGCTTCTTCCACTCAGCTCATCTATTATTTTTTCTACTTTTTCCATTTTTCAAACGTTTGTTTTTATATAAATCAATATCGTTTCCTAAAATTGTTTTTCTTGCTTTATCAAGTTCCCGGTGTATTAATCCGTAATTAATATGCTGGTATTTTTCTGAAATCTGTCTAACGCTTAAGTCGTAACTTTCCTTTAACAATCCGTTTTGCAAATAAGATAATTTTTCACACTCTTGAATAATATAATTTTCGTAATCATCTGCTTCAAACGTATTGTTATTTTCTGCTAAGTTATAAAAACTATCGATTGAAACGTTATTGTTTTTTTTAATGTGATCTAAAAATAAATTTCTAATTGTACGAATTACATAAAAATCGTTAATCTCTTTTTGACAATCGTATAATTTTAAATACATATCGTTAACCAAGTCATCCGATAACATTTTATCCTTGCATATAATCAAAGCCGTCTTTCTCCAAAAAGTATCCTTTAATGCAAGTTTCTGAATCATTTAACGAAAGTACAAAATTAATTCAAACTAACATCAACTATCTCCATATTTTCATCATACTCGCATATTTTTTCACCTAATACGCTTAAAAATGGAAATGAATTGATGCAAATTTCTTCGGCTTCATTGTGACTATTTGCCATAATATTCTGCCCAATGAATTGTTTTAACAAGCCATCTGTATTATCGATGGCTTGTAGGGTTGTGATGTATGTTTTCATAAATTATTATATAATTCGTTTGCTTTTTCTATTGCCACACTGGTTGCTTCGGTGCGCGTTTTATAAACATTTTGATCTTCAAATATTGATTTAGTATGTATATCAAAACTAAAAACTTTGTTAGCAATCAATTGTATTTCAATTAATATGCAGACCGAATCGAACCACTCTATTATAAGCGAGTTTTGGCAGGATTCTGGTAAAATATA